ATGAGATTACCACCAGCCCAATTCGGTACCGGCGACCACTACGATGGCGACGATAATCATAATAATGGTCGTCTTTTTCATGATGCCCCCCCTGGCGCCGCATAGCCACCAACAAAAAACCAGCCCAGAAAGACCACGGCGACGATGAAAATCACCACCGGAAAAAGAATACCCAATTTCATGCTCAGTTCCTGTCTATTAACGTTATGTTATCTATCATACTGGAAAGTTATGCTTTTTGGTCAATATCGAACCGGGTCAGCATGCGGCGTGCGTTTTTGTCGTGGTACATAGCCTCATCCGCCGCGCGTAGCGCCTGCTCAACATCCATATTTCGCGGATCGACTTCGATCACCCCAAAGCTGGCGCCAGGATATTCTATACCGTGTCCGGCCAGGCGGTAACGTCCGGTAAGCTGCTGGCGTAAGTGGGCAATAAACGCCTCCTGCGCGGATGATTCAAGCGCCGGGCCGATGATTAAAAACTCATCGCCGCCGAGGCGGCCAACGGTATCTTCGTCACGCACGCTGGCACTTAATCGTTCGCCTATCTGGATGAGAAAACTGTCGCCGCAGGGGTGGCCCAGTTTATCGTTAATCGCTTTAAAATCATCGAGGTCGATGAAGATAAGCAGAAGTCTGCGTTGTTGGGCGCCAGCTGTAATAAACAGCGTCTTAAGATGTTTAAACAATGCGCGACGATTAGCTAAACCTGTCAACTCATCGGTATAGGAGTGCATCTCCAGCGCCGCATTCGCGCTGCGCAGTTGCTGAACCAGCGTCTCTTTCTCCACGTAATGAGATATCAGGCTGGCGAACAGGATCATAACCTGCTCGCCTTCCAGGTTAAAGGGCTGCTTGACGCGGCTGGTGGCGCACAACGTGCCATATAAGGAACCATCGGCAAGATGGACCGGGATACTGAAGAACGTAGCGATACCGAGCTCCTGCGCGGCAATACAGGAGCGCCAACGTTGGCCAACGTCGTTGCAAAATATACAGTTATCATCGAGCGCGCGTTTGCAAAGCGACTCGTCCCAGGGAACGGAGAACCCTTCGGGGATCTGCATTTCGCTGCTGTTGTGGGCATACATGACGAGCTGGCGCTGCGCTTCGAAGTCAATGCGGGTGAGATAAGTTGACTCCATACGGGTCACCAGCTCCAGCATTTCCAGCAATTGTCGCACCAACGTTTCGAGCGTTCGTTCGGTAGCAAGCGTCTGTGAGACGCGGGCAAGAATGAAGTCTGACATGAATGAAACGGCCCCCGGACGTTAGCGCAGTACTGCGAGCTGGCGCAGCGAACAGCTAATAACAAACATATTTATAACGAATGTATCACATTTGGCAGGGGGATATCTGCTATCGCGACGGTAAAAAAAAGCCCCATCGGGGGCCTTTGTGATGCCCAGCACATTTGGCTTCCAACGGTGCAATGCGGGTTAGAGCGGCACGCAAGACCATTGAAAGCCATATTTAACTACCCGTGTGTGGACGCAATGTGGACATTTCCCACTTTCACGCCACCCCTTAGCGGGTTAAGTGATATCGCATCCTGCAGATATTCAGGGGCGAAGTGAGCGTATGCCATTGTTTGCTCTATTCGCGCGTGTCCTAGAATCCGCTGCAGCGTAATGATACTCCCGCCGTTAATCATAAAATGCGTTGCAAAACTATGTCGTAACGCATGCGTTGATTGACCCGCCGGTAGATCTGGTTTTACTTCTTTCAGCACCTGCCTGAATCCATCGTAAGAGGCGCCGGGGAATAAAATCCCGCGCTTGCCTTCAGCAATGAATCGGGCGACTTCCGGGGAAACTGGAACGGTGCGCTGTTTGTTGCCTTTGGTTTTAACGAACGTTATTCGATTCTGTATGATGTTTTCAGCCTTTAGTCGGGCTGCCTCCCCCCATCGCGCACCTGTGCTGAGGCAAAGAATGGCAATCTTTTTGTTGTCACCTTCCAGCCTTGAGAGCAGCAGCTCGATCTCATCGTTCGTGAGATAGCCGGTTTCCGGTATCTCTTCCTTAAGTTTCTTCCGTCCGCGAATAGGGTGCTCACCGAAATAAACCTCGGCTTCAATGAGGGCGGTAAACATGCCGCTAATGCTGTTCAAGTCGCGGTTAATGGTAGACGTCTTGATCCCCTGGCTACGCCGGGCTGCACAGTATTGGCTGATAACTGTTTTCGTTATCTGGAATGCACAGGGATCGCCTGTGATTCGTGAAAACAACTCGATTTTACTCAAATCAATTCGCCCGTGTTCTTCATGCTTACCCTTCAGATTCCACCAAAGTGCGATCAGCTCTGACAGATGCCGCTTATCTGTCGGTTTTGATAACCAGTCTTTGTTATGGTGGTTGTATAACGTGTGTTTCTCAAAGGCTAACGCCTCGCTCTTTTTCTCAAACTTCCTGCGGATGCGCTTTCCATTACGCCCGGCAGGTCTGATGTCCACTTCGTATCGACCATCATCGAGTTTCTTAATGCTCATAAGAAAACCCTCCGAGTGGTACGTTTACTTTTTGTTCTTAACTCTTTGATGCTGTGTGAAGAATATTTTTCAACCAGTAACACGCATTTGTAATGCATGTAATCTCGGTGAATCGTTAGCCAGTCTTTTGGTCTGAGTGCTGCGAGGTTGTTGCATCTTGCCCAAAGTGTGCGAGCGCCGGTGCGATTTGCCCGGATTCAGGAGATATCTGGTCAGTCATAAACCACAACGTGTACTTGGTGAAGCGCGGATGTTGAAGGATTTTCATTGATACATCTGTGGGCGGGGTAGTTCTTCCGCTTTCATAATAAGTTAATGAAGTGTATGGAACTCCTGTTATTTCAGCGAATTGCCTACGGTTAAGCCGCTCTGACTCTCTCATCAAAGCTAGTTTCTCACTTATTGCAATTGACATGTTATCTAGATCCTTTAATAATTGTCTGGAAGTTGATGTGTTGTTTCTAGATGCTTTAATGTTGATTACTAAACATTAGAGAACATTGAAACCCATTGGTTAGATCTAGATGAAAGGTTAACAGATGACTAAACAAGTTGTAAGTATCAGCGATGCCCTGCCATACAAGGAATTTGCGCGCCAAATCGGCAAATCTGCCGAAGCAGTACGGGGCATGATCGAGAAAGGAAAATTACCTGTTGTAGAAATGACCGATCCACAGTCCACCTCTGGCCGTGCGGGTGAATACTGGGTTTACCTCCCGGCGTGGAACAACGGCATGAAGATGGCCTATGAAAGCCGCCCGAAAGAAATCAGGGAAGGGTGGTTAATGTGGTTGGGATTGGGTGATCCATCTTAAAAGCGGGATCTATGAGTATGGGAATCGAAATGCTCACAGGTGTTTTTCTTTTTGTATGCCTGATCGCCTTTTTATTAATGGCGGCTCACGTTTCGCGTAAAAACAGGCAGGACATGGAAAAGAAACTGTCGGAATTTAAATTACGTCGCGATGAAGTAAGGCGCGAAATGCGTAGCCGCTTATAACAGGACATAACTATGAACGATAATATTCCTTCACTTGCCGGCTTGCTCAAGCACGGATGCCAGGTCACTCACTTTGCTAATACTCGCGGCTGGATTGAAACGCCGGACGGTCGCTTTTTTAAACCTGAGCCTAATAAAGTGCGCTTTATAAAAAGTATGAGTAAGCCTTTTGTTTATACAAAGAAGATAAACAAAGGCTTATTCGTTGCGATGTCGAGGATATTTAGAAAACTTCTTTAGCACTTAAGCAGTAATAAAAATCTTCCCCACTGTTGTCACTTTATTAAGTGATGGCGGATTCACTCATCCATAAAAAGGATAAACAACATGTTGAAAAAACTGTTTGGAAAAAAAGCTGCTGCCGTAAAAGGTGAACTTAAAAAAGTTGAAAACCGCGATTTGATGGAAGCCATTGTCGGCGGCTGTCTGCTTGTTTCTGCTGCCGATGGTGAGATCGAAAAAGAAGAGACCAGCAAGCTTGATCAGCTGATCCGCTCGAACCCGCGCCTGTCCCATTTTGGCAATGAAATTACTTCCACCATCACCCGCTATACGGAACAGCTGGAAGCGGGTTTCCGTGTTGGACGAATGAATATCCTCCGTGAGATCGACGATATCAAAAACGACCCAAAAGAAGCCGAAGAGGTCTTCGTCAACATGCTGACCATTGCCGAGGCCGACGGCGAAATCGAACCGGAGGAACAGAAGGTACTGGAAGAGGTCGGCCGCCGTCTGGGCCTGCGCACTGAAGATTATCTCTGATGATGCGGGCACTCGATACGCTGCGCCCCGTGCTGGCCGTGCTTCTGGCTTTCATGGTGGTGGCGGTGGACTTCACAAGTTATCTGCTTTCGGTGATCGCTGATGCCTTCTTTGTTGGGGCTCTCCTCCTTCTCGTATGGCCGGCGCTGAAGTTTGCCAGCCAGCGAGCCGATCGCCTGTAACCGATGGCCGGGGAAACCCGGCCCCTCTGAGGATTGATAATCATGACTAAGCGCGACCAGTACAATTTCATCCTGCACGTCATTATCCCAGCCATTGAGCAAGAAGGTTTGACCATCAAGACCCGTCGGGATGGCGAAGTGACTTTCCTTTCTACCGATCCATCCGTTGCCGAATTCGTCGGCAATCTGCGCCAGTCCCTAAGTGCTGCCCTGCAGCGTCCCGTTGCCCCTGCGTCTGTCTATTAATTAACCATTAAATGACGGTGAGGTGTTTATGTCCGCTAATTCAATAAATCAAATCTCTGCCAGCAGGCAGGAGCGTAACCACCTCATAGGGATGCTTCGCATCCACATAGAGGCGATGAAAAAAAACAACATGACCAGCGAGGAAATATACGACTCGCTGGATCGGTGGATTAAACGCCGTGAATTTTTATCGAGTGGGGATGCGAGCCAATGAATATGCGTCCTCGTCTTTCTGTTGTTTGTAGTGCGCCTCTGCCGGTATGCGATAAGGCCGTGAATGAAGTGAAGCACTTTTCACGCGGCGTTCGTAATTACTCTCGCGTTAAACCTCACCACTACCTTGTGATCCGCATTGGTCGCCGTTGGCGTTTGTTGAGTAAAAACGACGGTCTTCAGTGGCAACTGATGACACATGAAACCTATAACCAGGAATACCGCAAATGATTAAATCACCGATAAAATGGGCGGGTGGTAAAACTCGCGTCATGCCGCAGCTGCTGAAGCATTTACCAAAGGCTGATTGCTTAATAGAGCCGTTCGTCGGTAGCGGTACTGTATTTATGAATACGGAATACCGCCGATATGTGCTCTGTGATAGCAACTTGGCACTGATTAACTTCTTCGAAATGTTAACCGAACATACCGAAGAACTTATAAAAAGTGCTCGCATGTTCTTCCAGGATGGAAACTTTAGCGAGGACTATTACGCCTGCCGAGATGGATTTAATTTCATTAGTAAAAATTGCCTCGTTGGCGCCGGAATTGCGCGCAAAGTGCAGTGGGCGGCAATGTTCCTTTATCTCAATAAGCACGGGTACAACGGGCTTTATCGTGTGAATATGAAGGGTGAATTTAACGTTCCTTACGGTAAGTTTGCGGCTCCTTATTTCCCTGAAAAAGAAATGCGTTTGTTTGCCGAAAAGGCCAAGGATACAAAAGCAGTCTTTTTTCACAGTGATTTTCGTGACTCCATTCATGGACTTACGCGTTTTCCGTGCGACGCCGTTATTTACTGTGATCCGCCATACGTGCCGACCAGTAAAACCGCCAATTTCACCGCATACGGCAAGCCATTTACCCTGGACGATCACCGCGCTTTGGTCGTGGCTTTGGTGGCCGCTAACCGCAAGCACGGCATACGTTCGGTTATTTCAAATAGCGACACCCCGGAAACCCGCGAGATCTATTCCGCTTTCAATCTCCACTCCTTCAGCGTTCGCCGCTCTGTTAGCGCCAAAAGCCGCGATATGGCTGGCGAGGTAATTGGCGTTCTACGCGTATGTGATGGTTGTGGTCGTACTGGTGGCGGTTGCTGCCCGGACTGCGGCCCGGTGATGGGTGATGCGACATATGCCGAAATGTTTTTAGGGGTAGACCCCGCCGCAGATTGCGAATTAGTGGAACCATTCTAATGAACACTATCGATGCCGTTATTACACGAGTATTGGACGTTCGACCATACCGCCATTTTTGGATCGTGGAAGTCGAGGTCGTGAGTTGGGGTGCGTACAGCAATACGACGATTTTCAGAAACACCGAAAAAGAAGCCCGCCAGGTTCAACCCGGCGACATCGTTTTGATTTAAGGAGACTTAGATGAATAACACCTCAATTCCGGCGTTGCTTGTCACTCATCGCGGTAATCAACACGCCGTCACACGCCAACTGGGAATAAGCCGTAATACCGTCAGGAAGTACGCGAAAGACAGCGAAATGAAACAGCACATCATTATTGATGGCGTTTTGTTTGTTATCGCATGCAGAAAACGGGCGCTCAAATGAACGAAGAAACCAATTACCGCCAGTTTTGGCGAAGCACTGTCATCGCGATAGTGGCCTGCATCGTAGTTGTCTGGATTCCTGTGTGCCTTGCGGTTGTTCGCATTGTGAAGTTTTTCTCTGGAGATACTTGCTTATGACACTTAAACCAGTGGGCGTTGAAGGTGTAGCACCATCTCGGTGCAGGGGCTGGAAACCAGAGGAAGACCGCCAGCTAATCCGACTTTACCCGATAAAAACGATCAGAGAAGTCGCTGCAGATTTGGGCCGCACATATTATGCCGTCGTCGGAAGAATGAAGTTTCTTCGGCAGCGAGGTGTAACTGACACCCTTAAGGTTAAGCCGCTTACTCGCGACCAGCTGAAATTTATTGCAAGTCACTGTCGTGTAATGACGGCTCCGCAAATTGCAAAACAGCTAAATTGCAGCACGTGCACCGTAAGCCGGGCCGCTGCCAAAATGGGCCTGAGTTTCTGGAAGTATGGCGATCTACATCCATCCACGAAATTAAGTGATGAAGATGTGCGGCTAATCCGTGAACTTCGTGATGATGATAATGGTCGGCGTCTTACATGGCGGGAAATTGCGGTTAAATTTGATACGACCCCCGACACGGCGCGCAAGGCGTATCATTTCCGACATTCCGCCGCCGATCTGGTTATGCGTGAACTGTTGCCAGAATGAGCGAATTTTCACAACTGGCATGGGCATGGAATGCCCGTCGGCAGGCCATTAATCCGAACAACGTCAAAGATCCATCTATCGAATATCTCACCCCGGACGGCGAGCGGAAGACGCTCGCCTATGGTGATCTCGTTGATACGGTTTACCGTACCCCGATACGTCCCCGCGAGGATGGCCCGCGCGAGGCATTCGACCGTAAAGGGCGAGCTAATTACCTGCGCCGCCGGGTTCAGACACTGCCGGCATTCATCCGTAAGCGTTTCGCACAGCACCTTGATGCCCTCGAACGTAACAAGCCAAAAGACGCGGTGCGCTGGTTGTTCGGTACCTTCGAACGTCATGTTTTACGCCGCGTTGACGCGGTAAACGCGCAATACCTCCCGCAAAGCACGCTGCCGGCCATTCTGGTGCCATTACGCGATGAATTTCACCTGTTGCCATGGGCCGACAAAAAACGCCTGAAACGACTGGCTTATAAGCTTGCCAAACTGATGGAAGGCGAGTTTACACGCGAGTTTGATTTTCAGTATGAGAAAACCGCCGATGTGGCGTTTTCCACGCTGTACGCATACGGCTACATCGCCAGCAAGGCAACAGCGCTAAATATTGCGATACCTGGCTGGAAACAGTATTGCAACGAAACATTGCAAGCCGAGGATGCACTGCGCGCGTTTGAGAGACTTCGGAGAGAAAAGTGGTGGCTGAGTAAAATCCGCCGTATCCACGATTGCTGGCGCGAACATCTCATGATCGCCACGGGTTATGTCAGTAAGGTGGCATCGCCTTATTGCTCTGATCCATGCTTCCGGGAATGGGTGGCCCAGAAGAAAGCGAATTTTGAATTTCTTGAAGCGATGGAGCTGGAAGACCAGGACACTGGCGAGCGTAGCTCGTTGCTGGACAAGGTAATGGGTAGCGTATCGAACCCGAAGATCGCGCGTCATGAATTGATGGTGCGTATGCGCGGATTTGAGGATATGGCTAACGAAATGGGGCTCGTCGGCATGTTTTATACGCTGACAGCGCCGTCCCGCTACCATTCCACGCACGTACAATCAGGAAGACGAAACGACAAGTACCAGAATGCCAGCCCGCGCAAAACGCAAAAATATCTCTGCAATGTCTGGTCACGCGTCCGTGCTAAATGGGGGCGTGAAGGCATTCGTGCGTTTGGTTTTCGCGTTGCAGAGCCGCACCATGATGGCACCCCGCACTGGCACCTGTTGTTATTCCTCCTTCCTGAAGATGTGGACGCGGCAACGGCATTTTTCCGCGAGCACGCGCTGAGAGAAGATGGCGACGAGCCGGGCGCAAAAGAGCACCGTTTTACCGCTAAAACCATTGAAGAAGAACACGGCAGCGCTACCGGGTACATCGCGAAGTACATTTCGAAAAATATCGACGGCTACGGCATGGACGGTGAGCTCGATCTCGAATCCGGCCAGCCAGTCAAAGAGATGGCGAAACGTGTCCGCGCGTGGGCATCGCGCTGGAATATCCGTCAGTTTCAACCCATAGGCGGGGCGCCGGTGACTACCTGGCGTGAGCTGCGCCGGTTGGGTTGTCGCGAGCTTGTCCTGCATCCAGAGCTGGAAGAAGCCCGCGCCGCTGCCGATGCGTCAGACTGGCCGGGTTATGTGAATGCCCAGGGCGGGCCGTTTGTCCGTCGAGATTGCCTGCGCGTTCGTCTCAATTACGAATTTACCGAAGATGGCAACGATTATGGTGACACGGTCGCCAAAATTACCGGCGTTTATTGCCCGTATTCGGGAAACGACTCTGTCATTTTTACCCGCACCACTGATTACAAAATTGTGCCGAAGCGCAAGCCGTCGCCGGTCGAGATTTTGACCTTAGAAGGCCGCGCAGCGGCCCCTCGGAGTTCTGTCAATAACTGTACGGAGCAATCAAAATCGGATGAAAAAGCACCGTCAGAAAGGACAGAACTTCCGCTGAATATCGAAGATTTGCGGCGATATTCACGCCAGCAGAGGCAGGAGATCACCAGCAGGCTGAGAAAATCCGGCCGGGAAAGTTCAGATCAGGCATTTACGCGCACCGCGCGCAGCTGGCGCACGTCGGTTGATGATGGTTTTGTGGATGAATGGGGGCCGAAAGTGGCCGCCGCTGTTGAAATCGGACTGACGCCGGAAGAGGCAGAGCAGCGCTGGCGCGAGAAATTGAGAACAGAGGCGGAGCTGCGCGCTAAAAACTATGAGGCTGCGGCCGACAAATACCAGGAACTGCGGGCAAGTGCAGCAGTAAATATTCCTTTGCCAGCTGTTGCGGGTATAGTCTGCGATGATGAAACTGTTATCGCTGGCGTTTCCCGCGAACTGGCATCGTTCGGCATTGAGCTTTCAGATTTTGAGATTAAGTCAATGGTGAAGGGGGCGTCTGTATTTTGTGACGGTGTGATCTTCTACGTTGCTGAGGGCAGATTAAAGCAAATGAAACCCTATTTTGTTCACAGCGGGCAGGCCGTGACACAAAATAAAGAGGTTTTGAACCAGATAACGCGCTGGAAAAAAATTATCAGGGGGAAAAAGTGAAAACAATGTATGTGGATATGAATGTCAGCCTTGTCGAGCGCTTAAAAAACGGCGCGCTGGCAACCCTTACGGTTAATCTGGCGTCTTACCCGGATCGGGGTGACACTCTGATCATCAACTGCATGCTTTCAGGCCGAAAAATCAGGGAAGAAGTTTGTTATATCCTCACCGCTCAACCTTTTTTCGGTCACTCCTACACCATATCAGTTTCATTTGATAGTAGCCCGGAGGCACAATACCGACTTATTAAAAAGAATACCCCGGAGGCATATACTCCACTGACTGACCTTATCAGAGCGGACAGAAAAGCGAGATTGCAAAAGAAACTGGATGCCTCGGCGAATAAGTTAAGTAATAAGGCGGTATTTTTCCGGCAGGTTTTCAGACGAGAAAGTAGTTAACCAAAACTAAAAACCCGCCTTTATGGCGGGTTTGTTGTTAAGAGAGGCTACCCTGCAGTAATTCGAGTGCCATTTGCCGGTCTTCTGGCCGGAGAAGTTCAAGCAGGGATTTCACCAACTGACGACCATTACGGGCGCTTGGGCTTAGGGTGTGAGAGTAGGTGACATTCAATACAAAGGTATGGCCGCATTCTGCGTCTTTGCACTGGCAATAGAGATCAGCAAATAATGCCGTTTTCCGGTGGGTCTTAGTAACGATGGCTGGGCCTTCGCACTCATTGCAGATAATTTTAAGATTACGTGACATAAAGCCCTCTCAACAATTCAGTGCTGAATATATTTAACACTGGCGTGAGAGTAATTGTCGAACAAACAGGCGGCTAAATACCATGAATTAACGTTATTTAGCCGCTAAGTGATCAACTTATGGTAATTCCACGGTCTGACATGATGTAGTTCTTAACATAGTCCCGCATCTGCGTTTGTTCTTCGGGAGTAAGTACACGGTCATAGAAGGCGATGCATCCAATCACACCCTTCATGCCCATACTTTTAGCTGCACTCAATGCGCCGTTAATGCGAATAGGTTTGATACCTTTTGCCCGCGTGGGCATTTCAACGGTGTACGTTTGCCCGCCGGCACGGGTCAGGGTCATGGTCTTGTTCGAATTACTGACTACGCCGCTAAACCGCGTCCAGCCGCCGACAGCATTTCCGGCATAAAACTGGAAGGTAGGGTCGTTTGCGCCGGTGGGGGTGGCGTTTGCGGCCTGCAACCATAACCCGCCGTCAGCATTGATACGCAGTTGCAGCCCGGTGTACGGTGGAGCGTCAGGGATCAGGTTTGAAAAAATAATCCCGCCGAGGGCGCTGGTCGGCTTATCCACGTTCAGGCAAACCACAAAGGAAAAATCGTCGGTATCAATAATGCCAGTATCTGCCGGATGTGCGGCATCTTCGACTACCGTCATGCCTGTCGCAGTAAATTCGTTAGCGGTTTTTAAATCGTTGCCGTTACCGCTGAGATCCAACGCATCCTGTAACCCATAGGTACCCAGGCTTGCCGCATCGTTTAAAAGCATGACGGGCTCGGAGAGTTCGAGACCTTTCGAGCTAATCACGCCGTCGCATACCAGTTTCATTCTACGATCTCCTGTTTAATCAGCCCGATTTGACCGATATAGATTTCGGCAGTATTTGCCACAATATTGAGATTTAATTCCGTTACGTTATCCGGGACGACAAAGTCATAGCTGTACGTCAGAAAACCATCACTGGACTGGTTCCACGGGCGAAGGCCGATAACGTTGGCTTTCTGGGCATCATTAGTTTCGAAAAAACAGCCTGTTGAGCCGTTAGCCTCTGAGACAATTTTGACTTTAAAGCTAAAGGTTCGCTTTTCCCCCGGCGTGACCGGGACAACCTGAGAGACCGCCGCCCTGATCCCGGCTCCCCCCTTAACGGCCAGAACGTTGCCCGCAACGGCGGGATCGGTGATGACGCTAACGTTACCAGCCTCGACTTTCCAGCCTGTCGGCAGTCCGTTGGCTGTATCCAGAAAAAGCGGGTTGATGATGCTGTTTGGCCCGCCTTCGGTCACCGGGTT